GATTTTCAGTCTATTGCTACTGTAACTGTTGGGAGTGGTGGTGCATCAACTATTGATTTTACTTCTATTTCTGGAACATATACCCATTTGCAAGTGCGTTATATTGCGAGAAATACAGATGCAAGTGGTAATAATATTTTTTATCAATTCAATTCTGATACAGCAAACAATTATGTAAGGCACGTTCTTTATGGTGATGGAAGTTCTGCTGTGGCAGATGCCAACATCAATAGTCCTAGTATTGCTTTTGCTTCTGTTGCAAATAGTTCTCGTTTAGCAAGCACATTTGCCGCTGGAGTTATTGATATTTTAGATTATGCAAATACTAATAAAAACAAAACAACACGTTCTATAACAGGTCGCGAAGATAATACAAATGGAATTGTGTTATTTGCAAGCGGTTTATGGCGTAGCACTAGTGCAATTACAAGCATACAATTTACAACAAGTGGCAATTTCGCCCAATACTCCCACTTCGCCCTCTACGGAATAAAGAGCGCATAATGCCAACAACATACGAACCGATTGCAACGACAACGCTTTCAACTGCAACTGCATCTGTTACTTTTTCTAGCATTAGTGGCAGTTATACTGACCTGGTTGTAGTTATTGATGGAACAACTGCATCATCATTTGGTCAAGTTCAAATGCGCTTAAATGGCGATACTGGTACTAATTATAGCACAACATATATTTGGGGAACAGGTGCTGCTGCTGTATCTGACAGGGATTCAAACATTACTACTGGTGGAATGAATCCTGGTTTTCTTGGAACTGGTTTTGGAAATAATATATTTAATATTCAAAACTATTCAAATACAACAACTTATAAAACAGTTCTTGGTCGTTCATCAGTTGCAGGAAATAGAGTTGCAGCCACAGTAAGTTTATGGCGCAGCACAAGTGCAATTAATGAACTTAGATTTAATATACTTGGTGGTCAGAACTTTGCTTCAGGCTCAACCTTCACCCTCTACGGCATACAAAGTGCAACTTAGGACATACTAAAATATGCCATATGTAAATTCATACCCTTGTGCAGTTGATGACTGCAATAAAGACCGTCGTGGCAAAGGCTATTGCGCTACTCACTATACAAGATTTAGAAAGTATGGCGATCCACTAGGCGGTCCAGGATCTGGAAACTTTAGCAAATTTGAGCATTGCACTTTTGAAAATTGCACAAAGCCACATCGTGCTCAAGGGCTATGTCAAATGCATTATCGAAGGAATGCTTTATACGGTGATGCAAGTATCGTTGTAGGTCGCCCAAGAGAAGACAAGCCAACTATAAATCAAAATGGTTACATAGAAATATATGCGCCAGAACATCCAAATTCTACTCTCAATGGAAGAGTATTAGAGCATAGGAAAATAATGTCTGATTTTCTTGGTAGGGAATTGCTAAAAACAGAAACGGTACATCATATCAATGGAAACCGCGCTGATAACCGAATTGAAAATCTAGAGTTATGGTCCAAGGCTCAACCCTCTGGACAGAGAGTAGAGGATAAAGTGAAATACGCAATAGAGATCCTTGAGCAATATGCTCCTGAACTTTTGTCCACCGAGAAGGCATAAGGAGATACTATGGCAACTACTTATGAAGCAATTGCAACTGTGACTGTGGGTAGCGGTGGGGCGGCGACAATATCGTTTTCTTCAATCCCTGCTACTTACACAGACTTACTCTTGAAAGTATCTGCGAGAACTGACCAAGCATCTGTGACTTCCGAAATAAATGTAACCTTCAATGGTTCTACGAGCAGCATTTCTTTGAGAGGTTTATACGGCAATGGTTCTGCTGCGGGAAGTCAAACACTAACAAGACACCCGATATTGGGAACAGGCAGCACCGCAACAACTAGCACTTTTGGCAATAGCGAAATTTATATTCCTAATTACGCAGGAAGTAATAATAAATCGTCAAGTTCCGATGCTGTTGCGGAATCTAATACAACAACTGTGTTTTCATACTTGAACGCTGCTCTATGGTCTAATAACGCTGCAATTAGTAGTATTACACTTACCCCTGATGCAAGTGGTTCTACATTCTCACAATACTCAACCGCAACCCTTTACGGAATCCGATCAAGTTGATATATACTGAGACTATGTGCTCTGTAGAAAACTGTTCCAATAAAGTAAATGCTCGCGGTCTGTGTTCTAATCATTATAGGGCTTGGCGTAAGTTCGGCGATCCATTAGGAGTAAGTCCTAGGTGGATGGCTAGGCTTGTAACTCACTGCACTATAGAAGGTTGTGATAAGCCAAAAAAGTCTAAGGGTATGTGTGCTATGCACTGCCAAAGAATAAGAAGAAGTGGTTCAACTAATGTTCCTGAGCCTAGAAAAAAGAAACTAGATTCGCGCAAATGTACGATTATTAGCAATGATAATCGTCAATGCACAAAACCTTTACAGGCTAAAGGTATGTGCCAAATGCACTATCGCAGAGTAAAACTTTATGGCGACCCATTTCGCCGCAAAGTAGCAGATAAAGGTAAGCGCCAGACCTACTCCCTTATTTGGGATCCTAAGCACGAGAATGCTGACGCTAGAGGTTATGTTCTAGAGCATCGTTATGTGATGTCAAAAATGATAGGTAGACCGCTTCGTGGAGACGAGAATGTTCACCACAAGAACGGCAATAGGAAAGACAACCGTCCTGAAAATCTTGAACTATGGAACACATCTCAACCATCAGGTCAACGCATTGATGACAAAATTGAATATGCTTTAGAAATAATAAATACCTACGCACCGCACCTAATCTCAAGAAAGGAAAACAATGCCAACCAAACTCGTCGTTGATTGCAGCACTGGCGTTACTACAGAGGTAGAACTTACCGCTGAAGAAATCGCTCAGCAAGAAGCAGATGCTCAAGCAGCCGCTGAACGCAAAGCAGTAGAAGAAGCAGAAGCAGCAGCAAAGGCAGCAGCAAAGGCTGCAGCCGAAGCAAAACTAGCGGCACTCGGATTGACCGCAGAAGAAATCGCAGCCCTTTCTAAGTAAGGAGTTCTAGGTGGTTCCACCTTATGGCTCAGACATAACTGATCCAATACCCTTTGTACTGTCTAATCCTGCTGGCTCAACTAACTATCAAGCCACAGGAGTTTCCTACGATATAGCCATCAACGGCTTGCCATTCTTTGTGGCTGCCAGTGATGATTCACCCTATCGTCGTGTCACGGCTCAGTACCGTAAGCAACAGTATGACCAGACCCGTGAGGCTGGTGAACAGTCTCTGACTGGTTGGTGGTTCAGATCGCAGTCATCATTTCATCTAGGTCAAGGCATCAAATACTTTGAGCCTGCTCAGGATGAATCACTGCGATTCCAGTACACCGAATCCAAAGGTGTAGATGTCTGGACCAAAGGTCAGGCAACTTTGATCCTAGATGTAGACCAAGGACATAACACAACTACCGCTATGTATAGCGATGGCAGACCAGGACAACACCTGCGTTCTATCAAGTGGACCAAGAGTGGCAATACCTATGATGGCTGCTTACTGCTTGATGGTTATGACATCAATAAGATTTACCCAACGATTACTGCCTCAGTCAATAACAAGGCGCTCACTTCTAACGTAGCCACACTGACTACTACTGCTGCTCACGGCTTTGCTGTGGGTATGACAGTAAGCATCTCTGGTGTAGATGCCACCTTCAATGGTGACTACACAATTACTGCAGTTACTAGCACCACATTTTCCTATGCCAAGACTGCATCTAACGTAGCCTCAACGCCTGTTAGCCCAGTTGGTACTGCTTACAGTAACGATACCCACTTCCAAGATTACACAGCCACTGGCGCTTATCGAGTCTATGGACTCTGTGATGATGGAGTCTATGCCTATTGGCTGGCTCTTATTGACGATGCTGGTGTTGACAAGACTGCGATGTATAAGAAGTTACTCAATGACGATCAGACTGTATCGCCTACCTTGATGTGGAAGACATCATCTGTAGTAGTGACTAACGCTGTCCTTGAGTTCACTAAAGAACGTATCGTCGCCTGTATCAATGACAAAGTTTATGAAATCTCTACAACAGCATCAGCTCTGCCTACTGCTGTTTATACCAACCCTGTAGCCAACTTCGTCTATACCAGCATTACTTCATCTGGTGCTGCTATCTATGTAACAGGTTTCTCTGGTGGACAATCCAATATCCAGAAGTTCACTTTGGCTTCTAACGGAACGATGCCTACCCTCACCAGCGCTATTACTGCTGCTGAACTACCAGTAGGTGAGCAAGTATTTCGTATCTTCTATTACCTTGGCTATATGCTCATTGGTACATCTAAAGGTGTACGAGTAGCAGCAGTATCTGATGATGGATCTCTAGCCTATGGACCGCTACTGTTTGAATCAGAGCAACCAGTCTATGACTTCGCTGCCCGTGATAAGTATGTCTGGTGCGCTACTAACGTAGATGGCGCTCCTGGAACTACCCGCATTGACCTTGGTACACAGATAGCGCCTCTGGTATTTCCTTATGCTTGGGATACCTACTACTACCCAGAAAGCGCTGGAAGCCGCGTTACAGGCCGTAAGACAACCGCCTGTGCCTTCATCAATGGAACAGACCGTATTGCCTTTACAACCAATTACGACGGCTCTAATGGCTATGTCTACGTAGAGTCTAATGAAAGACTTGTATTTCAAGGTGAACTACGAACAGGATTTGTCCGTTACAATACCCTTGAAGGTAAGTTATTCAAGTTACTCAATCCACGCATTGATACAACCAATGGTGGTCTAAACATCTATTCTATTGCCTACGATGAGACTGAATATCTTATTGGCTCTATTGCTATACAGGGAACTGTTCAAGAAATTGGTATTCCATACCCAGTCGGAGCGCAAGAGTATCTTGGGTTCAAGTTTGTCTTGACTCGTTCAACTACCAGCGCTACTGCTGGTCCATTGTTTACTGGCTACCAACTCAAATCACTGCCAGCAGTACCTCGTCAGAGGCTGATTCAGTATCCATTATTCTGCTTTGACCACGAGAGCGATAAGTTCGGTGTGGAAGTAGGTTACGAAGGTTCTGCTTGGGACCGTATGCAACAACTTGAAGCAGTAGAAAATGCAGGCGATACCATCCGTGTAGAAGACTTCAGAACAGGTGAGTCCTACATCGGCCTGATAGAAGAGATGGACTTCATCAATAAAACCCCACAAGATAAGAAATTCTCTGGCTTTGGAGGTTTACTTGTAGTGACAATACGGAGCGTATAAATGACACCTACAGACTGGGCAATGCTTGTTGCCACCATACTTGGAATAGCCTCAACAGTTCTTATGGGACTGCGTTGGTTAGTCAAATCATTCTTATATGAACTCAAGCCTAATGGCGGTAGTTCTATGAAGGACAAAGTAAACGCTCTGGAAGAAAAAGTAGATTTACTTACCGAACTAGTCAAGGAAGCATTGAGGAAGTGACGAATGAAACCTGTTGCAAAACGTGCAACACCTGCTGCTATTGCCGTTCTTCGGCAGGCAACTGCGCTTGCTCCGAAGCGCAACAAATTATCGGATGGACTATTACCAAGCAAGGCTCACATCAAGGCAAGTCCTAACTCAGATCACAACACAGGCCTAGCAGTAGACCTGACCCACGATCCAAAGGCAGGTATTGACTGTGCCGAGATATTTGAAAAACTCAAAGAAGATGAAAGGGTTGCTTACCTTATCTTCAATAAGAAAATTTGGTCACGCCTCAAGGCTAGCGCTGGTAATCGTGTTTATACTGGCAGTAATTCACACTCTAAGCATCTTCATATTTCTATCAACGCTGATAGCGCTAATGACACTAGCCCTTGGTTCTGGTGGATGAATCAACCTAAAGTTGTGAATCAGGTCAAGGCTGCCCTACAGCCTCAGCCCAAGAAGAAGGTGGCAGAAGGTGCTAATTTGGTATCAAATTTGGCACCTATTTGCACCTGCTGCAAGGTTCACAGCAAACAAAAGAAAGGCAACTAATGGAAACACTCAAGCAAGTATCGCTGACGTGGTTTCGTGCTGCAGCTTCCGCTGCTATTGCACTCTACCTCGCAGGTGAAACTGATCTCAAGACTCTAGGAACTGCAGCTCTTGCAGGATTTCTCGGTCCTGTATTGAAGTACCTCGACACATCCGCTAAGGATTTTGGACGCGGAGCAGCGTAGTTTGTAGATAGCGCGAGGCAATGGCCCTGTCACCGAAAGGTGATGGGGCCTCTTTTTGTATTTATACGGAAACTCCGTAGTCAGTATGGATGAACCCGACAACCTTGCGTATCTTGCGAGTGTCCTTGAATTCTGTGGTAGCTGGCATCCAGCGCTCAGACCAGACAGGTTCTGGTACCTTGAAGAGATCAAAGGCCCACTTACCAGCAGGCGTAGAGTTGATATACCAAGGCTCAAGGTTGCGGTACTTAGCCTCTAGTAAGAGCCTGTCGTATTTAGATTTCTCTATCAGTAGTTCTGGGTAGTGGGTATGTCTGCACTTGAGTTCTATATAGAAACCGAACTCATCGGAGATGCAGTCGAAGGAGTCGAAGGTTCCTTCACTCTTGATTAGGTCGGGGAACTTGCTGTCTTTCAGATAATCAAAGAGTTCTTTTTCGTTCATTGCGCCTCTGGATTATCTATCGGACACGGAGCTTTGAGCAGGTTCCCACAGTTAGCACACTGCACATCAAGGGCATACCAGACTATCTCGTAGTTCTCGAACTGGACATAGGTATTGAAGACGGTACAACCACAGACACACTGGTGGGTTGGACCTACATCGCGGAGGTCAGAGGCTTGAATTGGTGGGATGTCTTGGCTATATTTCAGCAGCCGAAGTAGACGGAACAACACAGTCCTCACTCCCATCGGCCCGTGAGGGCCGCTACTGTAATTCGCCTAACGGCTCATATTGTAATGAACTGGTGTGTCGCTACCGCGACGACACGCCGAGAGATGTATAGTTCCGCTATGACAACATTGGTAGGGGTGCAACTCGAAGATCGAGTTGTGATGGCTGCAGATTCTCAGATTACCGAAGATAACTTGAGGACCGTTAGTACATCCACTCCGAAAATAATTCACGTCGGTAAGTATTTGTTAGGTATTACGGGCGACTCACGTCCTGGTGACATCCTTGCCTACAACTGGAAGCCACCCGTATACAAAGGAGCTAACCCTGTTCAGTGGATGGGTACCAAGGTAATGCCATCCATCATCACGGCGTTCAAGGAGAATGGATATGATCCGTATGAATCGACAAAAGAAAAAGACGCAGGGTTCGACTACCTTGTTTCGTTTGATGGCAACCTCTTCCATATTGCGACGGACCTCTCGTTCATCCAGTCGTCCGCCAATATTTATGGACTTGGTAGTGGTGGGCAGTTTGCTCTTGGTTATCTTTATGACCGCGTGGGCCGTCTCACTGTAGGTAATGTAGACCAACACGCCGAGAAAGCCGTTCAGATAGCCTCGATGCTCGATATAAATACCTGTCCACCCATACAGTTAGTGACACAGTACTGTGAGTTACGATAAAGAATATCAATCAGCTTACTACCTGAAAAACAGGGAGTCTATTGTTGCAAAAAGAAAAGCAAGGCGTGAGACTCCTGAGTTCAAGGCTAAAATGCGTGAGTATCATCAAAGATATAACGCTGAAAATCCTCACAAAACCAGAGAAGGTGCTAGGCGTAGGCGTGCAAGAATCAGGAAAGTTGAGACACGCCCATATTCCGAGCCTCAGGTACTTGAATTGTATGGCTTAGTCTGTCATATTTGCTCTGAACAAATTGATTTGGACGCTCCAAGAAAGCAGGGAGAAGGGACTGATTGGCATATGGGATTACATATAGATCACATCATTCCAATTTCTTCTGGAGGTGGCGACACGCTGGAGAACGTAAGACCAGCGCACGCTATTTGCAATCTGCGTAAAGGTCCGATTCAATTAGTTACTCAAAGACGGGAGCTAACGTGAGAAAAGATTGGAAAGTGTGGACGGTGCATATCAATGCACACCACTTCGACAACTGGTCATTAGGACTGGACTATTACAAAGTATTTGATTATCAACCACTGCGTGCAGTGGCTAGAGTTTTGCAAATCAATTTGCTAGTATGCAACATAACTCTTACGAGATGGCAGGGCAACGGATGGATATAAAAGAACTACTTGTAAAGGCTCTTCACGAGAAAGAGAACAAGCGTGGCAGGTCCACACAAGTTCAAATCGGTCCATCAGAGCTTGGTGGCTGTCGCCGTAAAGTTTGGTATCGGTTGAATAATCAACCTGAAACCAATGACAACGAGGTAAAACTCGCAGCGATTATGGGGACTGCCATTCACGCTGCAATAGAGAATGCACTTGCAGAGAATCAAGAGGTCCTTCTGGAGAAGACCGTTGAGTTTGACGGTATGAAGGCCCACGTTGATTGCTTCATTCCTGGGACAGGGGATGTCGTTGACTGGAAGACTACGAAAGTCAAGAACCTTTCTTACTTTCCGTCAGAACAGCAACGCTGGCAAGTACAAGTCTATGGCTACCTGATCTCTAAGTCTGGCTTGGGGAAGGTCCAGAACGTGAACCTAGTAGCTATACCTCGTGACGGAGATGAGCGAGATATTCTTGTTCACTCCGAACCATATGACGAGGCCATCGCACTAGAGGCTCTGAATTGGTTAGCAGCGATTCGGACTATGACTGATGCTCCCGCGCCTGAAAGACACGAGAGCTACTGTCAAAGCTACTGCAAATTCTATGATGCCTCTGGTGAGATGGGATGCGTTGGTATAAAAAAAGGACTTACCAAGTCTGAGTTACCTCAGCTTGATGACTTCGAAGCTGCGATGGATGCGTTGCATTACACGCAGATAGACACCGAAATAAAAACATTAGAAGAAAAGAAACAAGCACTACGCGATAAGTTGCTTGGTAAAACTGGAGTTACTACTACTGGATATGAGATCAAGTGGTCTACTGTTCAGAGTAATACCATCGACAAGGAAGCAGTGGAGAAAGCACTAGGCTTCGTGCCGATGAAACAAGGGAAGGAAAGCGCAAGGCTTTCCGTCAAAAAGACTGGAGATAAATAATGGCTGCACCAGAGTCAACAAAGTTCCAGGTGAATTTCAAATCACCAGATGGAACTCTTATCAATTTGTACGCTGCTAATAAGGAGGAACTGGAATCGCTGCTTGCTGCAGCGCAGGACTTTTCTGCCCTCATTGGAAGCGTTAGCCAATCATTCTCAGGCGCTCCATCTGTTGCGCCCGTACGTGCTGCTGCGCCAGTAGCATCTGCACCTGCGCCACAAGGTGGCGCTAATGTCTGCAAACACGGACCAATGGCTTACAAAGAAGGCGTAAGTGCTAAGGGTCCTTGGAAAGGTTATATGTGTCAGGCACCAAAGGGTGCTACTGACAAGTGCCAAACTATCTGGGTCCGATGACCCAATGCGAGAGCCTCGTGAATTCGAGGATCCTCTCTGCGCTCAATCAGGTGGTGACTTCTGGTTTCCAGAACCAGGACAAGGGACAAAACCTGAAACTTACTTCGCTAGAAGTATATGTGGTAAGTGTATCCATCAAGCTGAGTGTGCAGAATGGGGTATCCATAACGAGCGTTACGGAATCTGGGGTGGCCTTACAGAGGCACATCGAAAGCAGATAAGAAAACAAAGAAGAATAGTAATACGACGGGAGGAAAGTGCTTAGGTTAGACCGCGCTTGGAAGACTGCCCATACATTGGCGCAGCCACTTCCGACTGTGTGGAAAGACTTAGATACTAAAGGCATAAAGTTTCGGCGTGGTCAAGTGTGTATGGTTGCCGCTGCACCTAACGCTGGAAAGTCTATGTTCGCTCTTGTGTATGCTATCAAGGCCAAGGTGCCTACTCTGTTCTTTTCTGCAGATACTGATACTGCTACGGTGATGTTGCGTGCTGCAGCACATCTAGCAGGTCACACCCAAGAAACTGTAGAGAATCAAATGAGTATCAATCCTGATGCTTATGAAGAAAATCTACAGGCTATATCACACATACAGTGGGTCTTTGATTCATCACCAAACCTTGATGATATTGAGGCAGAGGTAAAGGCCTACATTGAACTCTATGGCATCGCACCACAGTTGATAGTCGTAGATAACCTGATGAATGTCATCGCTGAATCTGATAATGAGTGGGCAGGCTTACGCCAGATAATGGTGGAGCTACACGATATGGCACGCAAGACAGAAGCCTGTGTGCTTGTTCTGCATCACGTATCAGAACAGACTGAGTACGGATCTATGACTGAGCCACCGCACCGACGAGCAATCCAAGGTAAGGTATCTCAGTTGCCAGCTCTGATACTCACGCTGGGTTACAACCCGTTTGAGCATACGCTTCGGGTTGCAGCCGTAAAGAATCGTTTCGGAAAGCATTCAGTTGATGGCAAGGACTGGGCAGGTTTATTCGTAAACTTTGCCACCTGCCAAATATCTGACGCTGATGCTTACGGCAGGATGGTCTATAACTCTAACTTAGCGAGGGCTTTGTGAGTTCATACAATAAGGCTAAGGGTTCCAAGTTTGAGACGGATGTAATGAAATACTTGAGGAAACTGGGACACTTTGCTGAGCGCCTAGCCAAGGCGGGATCTAATGATGAAGGTGACATCGTTACCATAATCGCAGGTCAGACCTATATTCTGGAGTGTAAGAACCGTAAGTCAATCAATCTTCCGCAGTTCTGGGCAGAAGCTCAGACTGAGGCAGCCAACTATGCGAAGGCTCGTGGACTACCCGTCAACCCACCAGCCTTCGTCATAGTCAAACGTAGGAATGCCAGCATTGCAGATGCGTGGGTAATACAAACATTATCCGAATGGGTAAATAACATAGCCGAAGAGTTAGGAGTAGATGATGCCAGTACCAGAGGGACAGATAACGACGAGCAAGATTTGGACTGATGAAGATGTGCAGTTACCAGAAGAACCGACTGAGGTAGAAGAGAAAGAAGAAGAAAGAGAAGAAGATGATCTGCAGTAGTTGTTGTTGGGCAGGTCATCACAACACCATTGGTAAGACTGACCTAGCCAAAGAGTTTCACGAGAAGTGTGAAGGAGACTGCGGATGCCAGCACAAGACTGGTCCAGGGTGGTTCGTACGAAGAGGTCAAAAGCCAGCTCCGATGCAAACACAGTCTCCATAGCTGAAGTAGTCAGGCACTTTGGAGGAGAAGTAAAAGAGGGGCGCAATGTATCGGTGCGCTGTTGTATGCACGATGACTCTCGCAAGAGTGCAGTCATCGATACATATAACAATTTGTATTACTGTCACACCTGTGGCAAGGGTGGCAATGCAGTCAATGTCATTATGGAATTAGAGAATGTGGGGTTCAAAGATGCTCTCGCAAGAGCAGGCGAAATCGTTGCAGGAGGCGGCTCATCATTACGCGGAGGCAATAAGCGACAGGGCGCTAGGCTACCTCGCAGGACGTGGAATATCTGAAGAGGTTGCTGCTCGCTATCGCCTTGGCACTATCACCGATCCGATAGAAGGGCATCAAGGATATGAAGGATGGATTTCTATTCCATACTTCACTGCGTTAGACCTCTGTGTAGGTTTCAAGTTCCGCAGGCTTGATGATGGCAAGCCAAAGTATGGCTCACCTGTAGGACAGAAGACTCACCTGTTCAATGTTGTAGCTACAATGTCTGCAACCAAGAGCATCGTCATCTGTGAAGGTGAGTTCGATGCGATTATTATGGATGCAGTTGTAGGTGTACCAGCAGTAGGAGTACCTGGAGTAGCGGCGTGGAAGCCTTTCTATCCCAAACTATTCGGTGGCTTTGATGTTGTGTATATTCTCGGAGACAATGATGTAAAAGATGACGGCACAAATCCTGGAGCAGAGTTCTCTAGGCGTGTCGCAGGTGAGGTTACGAACTCACAAATCGTACAATTACCACCAGGTATGGACATAACAGACTTCTATCTGGTGAATGGAAAAGAAGCAACAGCCAACCTAGTAGGAGGAGCAAAGTGAGTGAGCAAGAAAAAGGATCTCCAAGAGGCAGCCAGATTATTGATGGATATGGGGATGATAATAGTAGCGATAGATTACAAGGCTGGGACTATTACCTGTCAACCGATGCCAGCAAGAAAGTAAGTGGACAGTTTGTCGAAGATGTCTGGAGAATCTATGACACCGCAGGCTCGCTCTTGCTCAGAAAGCATCACGATTACGGTCCGAAGAACATCGCTCATAGTCCAGGTGGCGCACTCAATGGACTCCGAGTGCGGATGTGGGACAAAATTGCTCGCATCAATAATCTCCTCGATAGCGGCGCTCACCCCTCCAACGAATCCTTGAGAGATTCCTTTGTAGATTTGATGAACTATTCTGCTATTGCAATTCTTGTATTAGATAAGAAGTGGCCTGAACTACCCAATGACTGAGACTCACCCTTCCGCTGGCGATATAGTCTTTAGCGTAGCTAGAACTATCTTCAGTAGATACCGCAACTTTGTTGAGCGAGAAGATGTAGTTCAAGAGTGCTGGTCGTGGTACTACTCACGAGCAGAACACTTCAACCAATTACTATCGGAAGAGAACACAGTCCAGCGAGTCATCAACGAAAAGCGTATGGCGTGGCAGATGAAGCGTCACGCAGAACGCTACGCTCGCAGGGAGAAGGCTACTCGTAGCGGATATAAACTTACTGATGAAGCCTTCTATGATACTGTCGTCATAGCCCAGCTTCTCCCCCACGTTATCGCCTCTGTTGTAGATAACACAGTATTAGAACAGGCTCAGAACCTCATCAACGATGGGCAACCAAAGAAGCAGTCTGCTCCTGCTGAAGGTGGCAACCTGCTCGCCACGCTCATTGACATCAAGAAGGCGTATCTCAAACTAGATGTGATGGACAAAGATATTCTCATCAAGAGATACCACGAGAACCTTACTCTCCAAGAGTTAGCTACCTACCTAGAGTGTGCTACCTCTACTGCTGATCGTAGATGTCAGAACTCTCTACGCAGATTACAGAATAATCTTGGTGGCGAAAGTCCTTATCAGTGACACAAGGATTTACAACAGGTATGCGTACTTCTAATGATAATACGTGGACTACGCCTAGAGATTTCTTTGATAAGTTGAATGATGAGTTCCACTTTGGATTAGATGCGGCTGCGCTCTCCTCCTCTACTCTCGTGCCTGATAATTGGTATGGACCAGATCATCCGCAGTTGATACGTAGAGATGCTTTCCAACGTCTTTGGACTATTGATGCTGGCAATAAACCTATCTGGCTCAACCCTCCATACGGAAGAACTATCGGTGAATGGATGAAAAAGGCTAACCTTGAAGCACAAGCAGGTGGGGTTGTTGTCTGCCTCGTTCCTGCTCGCACTGATACGAATTGGTGGCACTCTTATTGTATTCAGCACGAGGTTAGATTTATCAAGGGTAGGTTGAAGTTTGGTAATCAGAAGAACTCCGCACCCTTTCCCTCTGCGGTGGTAGTAGTTAGATGATTTATGAATACAAGTGTCCGACCTGTCAGCTAACCTCCGAAGTTGATAGGTCTATCCACGCTGAAGCGAGCAACCCCTTCTGCTCGTGTGGCGAAATGATGAATAGGGTCTGGTCTCCTCCTCCTCTTTCCTTCAGGGGATCAGGCTTCTATTCAACAGATAAAGACAAATAAAATAACCCCGCAGTTAGCACTCTTGATCTGCGGGGTTACTTACTACTGAGCGAAAGGATAAGGAACGCTTAGTAGTAATACTCTACTTAGTATCTTTCTCTTTGTCAATAATGGTTTCGTTTATTATGATAGCTGAGAGCTTTACAAGGTGATCCATAACGCTCGTCAATGTAACGTAAGCCTCGCAGTATTTGGAGTGAAGGCTTTCTACTTCTCTCTCCAAGCAGTTGAGCAATTCCGAAAGCTGAACTTGTTGGGTTCTGTGCGTAGTGGTCAAACCTGCTCTCACGGGTCCAAAGGTCGTGAAGGCAGAGCCACTCTCTTCCTCGCCAACCAAACGCAACCCACGCATATTGCTTTGCCAATTCTCTGTTCTCATTTTTTTCTTCCCAACTTGCTTTTGCCCTTACGACTTCGGTGGGTATATCTGAAGGAAACTTTACGTTTCCTACGGGGTGCGCGAGAACTACCCACAACGCTGATAGTCCTGCCACTAATATCACTCCACGCTTTGCCATTAGCCTCATCAGATAGCCTCTCTTCTTCCAAGATTTCCTTGAATTGGTCGGGGTATTGCTGAGCAAGGCGTGTGAGCGCTCGCCCTCGTGCTCGCTGATAATTGCGTAGCCATACGGCTCGCTTCTCAGCACTAGCCTTTCGTTTATCTAGGTTCATTGAGCTTATCCTCCCACACTATGAGCAGGTAGGCAATTATGGTAGCCACTATTACGCCTAAGAATATCATCGTGACCTCTCACTCGTAATCGTAGCCAGCACAAGGGTAGTCACCTCTATCTTGTCGGTGACAAGGACAGGTTCCTCAATATCTTCCTCGTTCCAGACCGATACAAAGATAGAGTTATCTAGTCCTCGTCTAAACCACTCCACCGCCTCGCTTGCGCTCGCCCCTCCCCACGCAATATCTCCCTTGCGATCCATTACCTCATAGAAATTGGTCAGTTTCATACGCTCGCCTCCGCTAACTCGCAGTCATTGAGGAATATAACCCTATCAAAGTGAGGGTCGTATCCTTCAAAGGCATCTGCTAACGCCTCCACCACTATCTGAATAGCTGGTGACTCAAACTCGTTCTTTACTGCGGTAATCGTGTCTGCTATGAGCAGATACATTTCCCTGTTCATACATATACCTCCTGTTGATCTAAAGACTTGACCCACTTGATAGCCTCAGCGTATCCCCGTAGGTATTCGTCTGAGTATTCAGAGGTGTTATTGAGTAATTCCTCAGCACACCACCACGCCTCAAAATTTAGGCGTTCCAGCTTTGTCATCTTGTCCTTCATTTGCTTTCCTCCTTAGCGATCTTGTATCCCATACGCGCCCCTTTGTCGTATGCCCCTTGACAGGTCTGACAATAGTGAGTGTCCTCATTTACTTCCTCGCACTCATAGCCACAGTTATTACAACGGATTTCACTCACTTGCCTTCTCCTCCTTGTTTATGTGAAGCGAGCAGTATTGCTCGCCCTCTCTTTCGTAGAAAAAACTCTTATCATTATCAAACCAACCACACTCAAAACATTTAGCCATTATCCCTTTCCTCCTTGTAGTTGATTAGGTTTAGTTCGTTCAGGGCATTGACCATACGGATCAGGTTCTCCCCTGCCCTCTTGCTATCTCCCTCTACCATTTGCTTGATAGCTAGGTCACGGCATAGGTCTGCCTTTGCTTGATAGTATTCCTTATTCACTTACTTTCCTCCTCTTGTCGTAGTAAATCATCTATTTCGGGCAGGTATCTGCCCGCCTTCTCGCTCTCCTCCCCACACGGGGTTTCAGCGTGTTTCATCAGCGTTCGATCTGAGAATGTCCAACCGCACACTCCACACTTAGGCATTGACTACCTCTTTCCTGAGTGTGCGATAGTGGATTTCATCTGTCACAGGGCAGAAAATAAAGCCCTCGTTATCTATCCACTCCCCTTCGGATATGCGTGTTAGATTAGAATTACAGGTAACACAGTAAAACTTAGACATTGACTTCCTCCATAACTACCTCGTCATAGCCATTGTCTTTCCAGACTTGGGCTAGTTCTAACGCTTCCTCTTTGCTTAGGTAGTAGGAGTTGATCTCGCCACCACCCACCCATACTGTCCATTTAGACATTGGCTACCTCCTCATTGGCTACATCTTGCCCACACTCCAAGCAGATCAAAGTGTCACACCCTTCACAGGTGACCTCGCACCCTAACTCCTCAAGGTAGTAGTCAAGCGGTTCTATACGGGTTTCACCCTCGCACCACTTACATTTAGGCGTTGTCATTGTGCCACCCCTCCTTCTGCGCTCTCTCTAAGTCTTGCTCGCAATAGGTAGCTCCCTTGTAGCGGTAGATATAAGTTTCTTTACTGTCTGCCCAACAGACTTCGCACTTAGGCATTGTCACCCTCCTCTTGTTGTGCTTGCGCTAAACATCTGAAGCACATCTGAACCTCTGTTCTTTTGCTTCTGATTTTTACCGATACTGTCTGAACCCCATACTCAGAGCAGAGATCACACATTAGTTTCCTCCTTTTGATAAAGCAGTTGTGTCGTTTCGTCTAGTATCTCCCACACTTTTCCGTGAGTAGTGGGATAGATAGGTAGTTCCTCTAACGCCTGTTCGTATGACTTGGCATTGACTTCAATTTGTTGTTCAATTTGAAAAACATACTTAGGCACGATCTCCCTCCCTCTCGTTAGCTTGGCTTAGGATTATTTCTAGGTCTTGGGTTATTAGGTCGTTGCCTTCGTTGTATAGACCTTCCCCCAAGTAAGGCAGTTCCCACTCTTTCCCGTTGAATACAGTTCCGTCAGGGAAGCGAGCTTCCTCGCTCTCAGGGTCAAGTTCCCACCCTGTTGCCCTACTCCACTTCACAATAAAGTAATGCTCTTTAGACATTAGCTACCTCCTCATCTGCCAGCACTTGCCAGCACTCCTCACACTCAATAGATACATTGACAACATTGTTGTCTGTGTCGGTATAACGAGCCACAACGATCTTGTGACCTTGATGATTTAGCCACTCGCTAGACATTAGCCAGCTCCTCACTTGTTGTATCGTCTAGTAATCGGTATAGGTCTAGCCCTTCGGTGTATTTCTCCTTGAAACTTTCGGGCAGATCGTCATAGCCACTTACTATTTCGTAGCCTTCCCAATTCTCCCAAGTAAGGGTAATCGGGTATTTCTCTCCTTCATAGGTAATCAGTATCTTTCTCGCCCACCCTGTATTGGTATGGTCTAGTAACTTGATTTCCATTACTTGCCTCTCTTTTGATTTAGATATTCGTAGGTGGCACAAGGGCAGTTAGCCTCTAGGTAGTCTTGTGCCTTCTCGTAGGCGTTACCTGTCAAGATCACGCCTGCCTCCTTCATAATTGTTTCAATGTCCTGTAATTCACACTTCACTTGCTTCTCCTCGCTCTGATAGCCCATAAGGGCGGATTATTCTTTAGGTTCTCCAGCTCTTGTTTATGCTCATCGCATAAGGTTAGGTAATCGTTCTCTAGCTCGCACTCACAATTCATAACACGCCTTCTCTTTCTGTTGGTGCGCTGGCGTAAATCACCCTCACATCAACGCGATACGCTGACGAATTGTCTAGCCCGTTCAGGATTTCCATAGCTTCATCAACACTACGCGCTCTCACCGCGTAGGTTTCCACCTTCTCCAACTCATACTTTTTCACTTGTCGCCCTCTCTCTCCTTGATTTCGATTTTACTTAGCACCCACAACACGCCACCAATAATAAGCGCGTAGGTGATGACCTGTCCTAGTCCGTTGATCCAGCTCGTAGATACATTGAACATTAGATAATCCTCACTCTCTCGCTCATTGTCGCAGGTCGGGTATATTCCCAATTATCGCCCGATATGCTTCGGCAGATGCTCTTTCTCATCGCTTGAATAAGTGCGTGAGCGTAGGAGTGCTTCCAATTCTCACTCTCGCAGGCTTGGTATTCGTAACACGCCAGCGCACCCAACACTTGAGCTTTGGTAGCTTGGTCGCTGAGTATGTGACGATAGTTAGGCTTGCTTTCGTGCCACATTTCGTTAGCATCTTTCGGGTATCGCGCCCACAGGCTCGCTTGGTTCTCTAGGCGTAACTCCTCTTTGATAAGTGAGGCGTGAGTGCGTGTCTTGTAATAGTTCCCCTCTCCTCGCGTTGCTTCTAAATCAGAACGAGGGGGCAACATTTCATCGCTGAAATAAACATAGATGCCCTCTCTCCCCCACTCCACCACACTAGCCAATAGGTCTAGGTGGTCGTCATTTGCCATAAATGCCGACATATCTTTATCCTTTCATTAGGTGTAACTAGCTCCTAGTGAGCTACCACAGGAGAGAGGATAGACTAACTCTCTCCCATAGTAAAGCACTAGATGCGCTCTATTATGTCGCGGTCTAGCCCTGCGAACGAAACGCTATCTGTAATCTCCCCCTCTCCGTTGAGCCACACCTGAACATAGAAAGGCTCGCTATACCACCCATTTTCTTTAGCTATACCTGCCCAAAATTGACGCTTCAACTCGATCGTATTCACTTACTCGCCCTCTCTCTCCTCTAGTTGATGATGCGTGAGGCAGTACCAGCTCTCGCGGTTGTAAGCCACTCTTTCGCACTCACTCATCGCTTCCCCTCACAATTCACGGAGTGAGCGATACTGTCCATTGCCTCGCGGTAGGTTTCCGCGTATCCAAAACGCTCTACAAGGTCGCCCTCCTTCTCCTTGTATTGGTAACGATAGGCGAAAGAGCCTGCCTGCCCCGTAGGGCTAATCGCCCACTCTGACACTATGGAAGCGAGGCAGACACAAGCAGTTAGCTCACCGCAGTCGGGGCAGGTGTCGTGATATTCAGAGCTGGCGTATTCGCAGTCGGTAAGTGTGTGTGACATTATTTTCCCGCCTTCTGCTGGTTTCTGATTTTCTTGATTACTTGTTGGATATTTTCCTCCCTGCCGTCGCCCCAAGTACCTTGTGTGTCGCAGTCTAGGGAGTGAATTATCAATTCAATTTCTCGTGTGTTGAGTGTTAGAGTGTAGGTTTTGTTCATTATCGTTTTTATCCTTTCAGAGTGAGCGCGGAATACGCCCCTTTGGGGCGAGTGTAATGTAAGGCTTATCTAACACGCAAGTCTGAAGCTCACCGCGTGTCGGTCATAATCGGTCAGACCTTTAGCCCGTTGAGAGCTGGCAATTACACAACGGAAGTGTTGCGAAATAGAACAGGTGTTCGGATCTAAACTATTACTTGAGAGCTGAGTGCGAGCTGAGAACAAGGGGCGAGAGTGAAGGCGTGGGTGCTGAGAGCTGGCGCGGTTTATTAGTTGAGGGCTAGAGAATTATTAGGGGAAGGCAGGGCGCGAGAGTGTGCCGAGTGGGCTATCGCCCCACTCTCACCCACTATCCCCCACTCTCTCGCCGATAGGCGATAGCGTGAGAGCCAGCGCAACACTAAGGGGACCCCGTGTTGATAAAATGGAGGGCGCGAGGGTCTATAGTCCCCACATAAATATCTCCACTAAAGTGAGATCTATTTCTGCGTGTCCTATTTTGTCCGTATATATCTGTGACGTTAGTCACATCTATAAAGATTTTTGGAAGAAAAGCGGGAAACCGCTTTTTTTTCCTGCCTAATACAGTATAGAGACTGTAGACAGGCTGGGATGAGTCTACAGTCGCTACGCTTACGCTGCGCTCCCGATAAGGGAGAGCAGTATTACCCCTCGCGTCGCTGTGGCTAGCTCGGGCGCTCAAGCACGAGATAGGCGCAAGCGGCGCCTCTTTTTAGTACCCAGAGGTCTGTCAATTTATAGGAGCCTGCCATTACAGAAAACAGCGCTGATATAGCAAAGCGCATCATTCTTGAATGTGTAGCTCAAGGAATGCGAGTAGAAGACGGCTGTAAAGCCGCTGGTAAATCTCTCAAAACGTATGAGTACTACCGCAGATCCGATAAGGTCTTTGCAGACCGTATGGATAGAACTAGGCTAGGCCTACGTGGTCAATCCTTTATAGAAGAACAAACCAAGGATTTAGACTTCGCTGGCTTCCGCCAGAAGTTCCTCAAGTCCAAGACTTTCCCACATCAGCAGAACCTGATAGATGTTATTGAGGGTCGTGACCCAAGCTGGCTTCATCCCTCAATGAAGTACGAAAAGGGTCTGGCAGATAACCGCATCCTTATCAACATTCCACCCAACCACGCCAAGTCCATTACGGTCACCGTAGACTATGTGACGTGGAAGATTGTCAATAACCCGAACTTTAGAGTTCTCATAGTTTCCCAAACCCAGCGTCTAGCCGCAGACTTCCTTTATGCTATCAAGCAGCGACTGACGCATCCAATGTACGAAGAACTACAGCAGGCATATGCCGCTGGGGTTGGGTTCAAATCTAAGACTGCCTCCTGGCAGCAAACCCGTGTCACCTTCGGTGATGAACTCCGTGAGTCCTCTGAGAAGGACCCGAATATCGAGGCAGTAGGTATCGGCGGTCAGATTTACGGTAAGCGTGCCGATATGATTCTCATTGACGACGCAGTTACCCTCTCTAACGCAAATGACTTTGAACGACAGATCAAGTGGCTTACCCAAGATGTTAGATCCCGTCTCAACCCGACAGGCAAGCTCATCGTTATCGGTACCCGCGTAGCTGCAGTAGATTTATACAAAGAACTACGCTCACCTGATAGATACCCTGGTGGTCTGGTCCCTTGGACTTATCTGGCTATGCCAGCCCTACTGGAATCTAACGAAGACCCCGATAAGTGGGTTACTCTATGGCCTTATTCAGACCAACCCTTTGATGGTCAACCAGAAGAGCAGAAGACAGAAGAAGGTCTATGGCCTCGCTGGAATGGACGTAACCTTTTCAACGAGCGTCAAGCGATGGATGCCTCTACGTGGGCTTTGATTTATCAACAGCAAGATATATCTGATGATGCAATCTTTGACCCAGTATGTGTGAAAGGCTCTATCGATGGAATGCGACGAGCAGGTCGATTGGTGCCTGGCAATCCAGGTCATCCCAAAGACCTCAACGGTTTCAGTTTTGTTTGTGGACTCGACCCTGCAATGGTCGGAGACACAGCGGCGGTCTGTTATGCAGTTGATCGCATATCTCATAAGCGCTACATTGTTGACGCTATCAAGATTACGCGTCCTACGCCTGCACAAATCAGACAACTCATTACCGATTGGACTAACGTATATGCACCTTCGGAATGGATCGTCGAGCGCAATGCCTTTCAATCTTTTCTCACACAAGATGAGGGAATTAGACAATTCCTTGCATCCAAAGGAACTGTACTAAGAGAGCACCACACTGGTAATAACAAGTGGGATGCAGGCTTTGGTGTGGCTTCTATGTCCACATTGTTTGGTACTAAGCAGCAAGATGGAAAGCATCACAGAGATAATCTGATTCATCTTCCATCTGACCAAACAGAGAATATCAAGAGTCTTATAGAACAACTTATTACTTGGTCGCCTACGACCAAAGGTAAGACAGATATGGTGATGGCTCTCTGGTTCTGTGAAATCAAAGTACGTGAATGGCTCAACCAAGGTATTCACCAGACTCACCATATGCGAAATCCATTCTTATCACGCTACGAAAGAAGCAAGCGTGCAGTTATCAATATCGATGAACTGCTTGCTGAAAAAGACAGACAGTTCATTTAGGAGAACAAGTGCTTACACTCAAAGAGGTAGTCGCTAAGGTATCGCGTCTTCAGACGAAGTACGCTGCACGCGACCAACGTATGCGCGACGTACTATCAGTACGTCAAGGAGATATCAGCAAGGTCTACCCTGCTATGTTCTCCGAAGATTATCCCAAGCCTCTTGTTGCTAACTTCGTAGACGTTGCTGCTCGTGATCTTGCAGAAGTGATGGCACCTCTTCCATCCTTCAACTGCGCTGCTACCAATATGGTTTCTGATAGCGCACGCAAGTCTGCAGATACCAGAACTCGTATCGCTAACTATTACGTCTCAATGTCTGAACTACAGATTCAGATGTACAACGGTGCTGACTGGTTCAACACCTACGGTATGCTTCCAGCAATCGTAGAGATGGATTACGAATCAAATAATCCTCGTATCCGCCTGCTCAATCCATTCGGTGTCTATCCTGAGATGGACCGCTTTGGTCGTTGCATCTCGCTAACTCAGGTCATCAATACCGATGCAGAATCATTAGCAATGCAGTATCCAGAGTTCTACAACCAGATTGTTGCTAAGAACCAATACGCATCTGGCTCTCCATATATCACAATGATTCGCTATCACGACAAAGACCAAGATTTGATTTATGTACCTGATCGCAACAACTTGGTTTTATCAAACCTACCTAACCCAACGGGTAAGTGTATGGCTCGTGTTGCTGTTCGGTCATCTCTTGATGGCGAAGCACGCGGTCAGTTCGATGATATCTTGGCAGTGCAACTTGCTCGCGCTCGCTTTGCAGTATTGCAAATCCAAGCAGCAGAGAAATCTATTCAGGCTCCTATTGCTATTCCGCAAGATGTCCAAGAACTTGCACTTGGCCCAGATGCGATTATGCGTTCTGCTAATCCACAGGCAATTCGCCGTGTACCACTAGAACTACCACCTGGAGTCTTTACTGAATCTGGAGTTCTAGAACGTGAACTTCGTCTAGGCGCTCGTTATCCAGAAGTACGCAGCGGTAACGTTGATGCCTCTATCATCACAGGTCGTGGAGTTCAAGCGCTCCAAGCAGGCTTTGATACTCAGGTTCGTGCAGCACAAGCACAGTTTGCACGCCTGTTTACTGAACTTGTATCACTCTGCTTTGAAGTAGACGAGAAGATTTTCGGCAACATCCAGAAAGAAATCAAGGGTGTTGATGATGGTACTCCATTCAATATGAAGTACATCCCAAATAAACAAATCAATGGCGAATACGGCGTAGATGTTCGCTACGGCATTATGTCGGGTATGAATCCAAACAATGCCATCATTGCTTTGCTACAGATGCGTAGCGATAAACTTGTCAGCCGCGACTATGTACGTCGTGAAATCCCAATGGAGTTGAATGTCACTCAAGAAGAACAGCGTGTGGATATTGAAGAGATGCGCGATTCTTTGCGTGTTGCTGTTGCTCAATACGCTCAGGCCATTCCAGCACTTGCAGCCCAAGGTCAAGATCCTTCTCAGATTGTTTCCAGAATCGCTGAAGTTATCAAAGGTCGTCAAAAGGGATTACAACTAGAGACTATTGTGGAGAAGGTATTTATGCCTGAACCCGTAGAACAACCAGAAGTGCCAATGGGCGCAGAAGTTCCAGCAGCAGGTATGGCCCCCGTTCCTGCCTCGCAGCCAACTCCAGAACAAATGGGTGCGGCCCCTGCTGCTGGCTCTCGTCCAGACATTGCTCAATTACTCGCATCTATTGCAGGGTAGGGAGGTGTGAAATGAAAAAAGGTGGTCGTGCAAAGGCTTCAGTAGCCAAGCCAACAGAAGGCTCAAAGAAGGCTCCAATGCCAAAGGGTGGTGCAGTCAAGTTTGGCTTTGCTGCTAAGGCTCGTAAAGGCAAGAAGGCTTAGTGTTACTAGAGAGGATAGAGCGTGGACGAAGATAAAGATTACGTACCGCGCTCTATTACTTTCGCTGATTTCTTAGTAGTTCTCTCAGGTTTATTTATGAATATAACGCGAGCCATAGAGATGTTCGCATCAGAAATTTTAGATTTAGCAGTATATAACGCAAATAGAAAAACAAAAGTTTCCAGAGTGTGGGAACAATTCACATCAGATTTAGAGAAGATGGAGGACAACAATGGCTAAGCAACCAATGAATCCAGTAGCTGGCCCTGCAGGTCCTGGACCATTCTCCACACGTACAGACCAACTCCGTTTTCAATCAGATACTTATGGAGCAGGTATAGAGAACACTGCTAATAAAGCAGGCGCTCCGCTTGCAAAGACTCCAGATGTGCGCGGCGCTAGAGCATCTGATGTTCGCGCCGCAGCAGCAAATCCAGTTCAGGTTGGAACAAGACTTTATGATGCTTCTATCCGACCAGATGAAGATGTTATGAACGGATCTCCTATTGGTCCAGGTGCAGGACCAGAAGTTTTAGGCATCAACAACAACTTAGATACACAAGAAGATCGAGACAGAATGCTGTCTTATCTTCCAGCTCTCGAAGTTGTTGCTGCTTCTCCGACATCATCACAAGCATTTCGTAACTATGTAAGGCAACTACGGGCCAATCTTCTATGAGTGATAGAGAAATTGCACAGAGGATTTATTCTGAGAAACTCAAAGCGAAGAATCCCTCTGCCTTTGACACAATGGGTGCATTCAATCAAGCCTACAATGATGCACGTAAGCCAACCTCGCTAGCAGCTCCTGCTGACTTTGGTAAAGCAGTACCGCCAAAGAATCGTGCTGAAGCACAAGAGATATTCTACCGTCAAGAAAAAGCAAAGGCGGCAGGCGGAGCAGGTTTCTGGGGAAACCTTTTTGCTGGTATGGAGAAGGCGTATAACCTCTCTGCACAAGCGGTGTCATTCGGTTTACTTCTTGGCGAAGAAGGCAATCCATTATTTGATGGCAAGACTATCAACCCAACAAAGATTAGAGAATCGTGGGAGAAGGCAAGAACTGTATCCCCTGGTCGTGCTCTTGTAAGAACTCTTGTTGGTCAACCAGTTGATTTAGTTGAGAACGCTCTCAATGCTGCAACACTTGGTAAAAGCCGTAATAAGGCAGAGCAGTTCATCAAAGACCACTTACTTTTTGCTGCTAATGATTTTGATATCTATGACAAGAACCAAGCTGAGAAGGCTTTCCGTGAGCAGACATACGGACGTTTCTCATCGTGGGGAACAGATGTCGTTGCTCGCTTTGTTATTGACCCAACCCTTGTTGCTGGTAAAGCACTCAAGGTAGCTCGCGGTGCTAAGTATGCAGTAGAGGGAACTGCTGAACTCAAAGCAGTCCTTGCTGGAGAAAAGACAGGCAAGCGTGCTGAGCGTATCAAGGCAACGCTACAAGATTTCGTAGAAAGAACAGATAACCTTACTGCCGCAGAACTATTTCGCGTCAAGTCTATCCGTGAATCTGCAGCACCTGCAGCATTCTCTGATCTTATCGCTAAGGCTAACAAGATTGAAGATACTGCTGCTCGTCACGCAGCAAAGACCGATATTGTCCAGTGGGCAATGGGAGATGTTGAAGCAGCCACACGCTTGCTTCAGACTAATAAAGATTTAGCGGCAGATATTGCTAACTTACAAGATGAAATCGTAGGAGCAAAGTTCTTTGGCGCTGGTGTTGACAAGGTAAGCGGTCAATACACAATGGATTTGGTCAATCAGGGCGACAACCTTGAGAAGAATATCGCTATGGCTGCTCAATATGAGCAGGAGTTAGCCTCTAATATCCAAAAACTCAACGCTGAAGCAATCATCAACCCCAATATGATTCCACGAGTTGATGCAATCGCTGACTTTAGAACAGCGGCCTTTAGAAACCAAGGTCTTATTGACCTTCGTACAGGAGCTGCAAGCACTCCGCTACGTGTTATCACAGGTTTTGCCTATAAACGTCCTAAAGGTTGGATTGATTTCACAGATAATCAGTCACTTCAGACCATTGATAATATGCTCAGCCGTGTTCGTGGCGTATCCGAGAAGCAAGAAAACCTTTACAAGTCTAAAATTGCACAACTTGAGAAGGACTTAGAGGTTGTCGTAGATGATACTCAGAAGAAAATCATCAAGTCTCAGATTGCTTCCACTAAGCGTAGCCTAGATTTATCAAAGTTTACTGTAGAGCGCAAGAATGAACTCTTCAATAAGTACGTTGCGGCTACAAGCGACCTAGAACGAGCCAGAGTTTACCAAGAAATTGAGCGAGAACTCTTTGATACAGTCGCTCGTCAGTTCGGGTACACCAATCCTGAAGATGTTCAGAAGGCTTGGAACACATTTGCAGGCGCTCGTGCTAGAGCACATAACCTAATCCGTGAGCGTGCCTATACTGGAGCGATAGATCCTGCTACAGGTGGTCCTGTCGGTGGTAAAATTACACCAATCGAAGGTATTGACGGAACTCAGTTAGTTATCCCAATGCCTTTGACTGAGACTCAACTACTCAAGGAACTACCTACCCTTGACATTGACAATATGTACGGAGTTTTGACTAAGGCAAGCAGAGCATCTCGCTTTGAAGCACTTGGACCTGTCTATTCCTTCCAGCGTGGATTCGGAGAACTAGCCCAGAGCATTGACTCTCTTATCAAATTTGAGGTTCTTGCTCGTATTGGTTACCCAATCCGTAGCGTTACTGAAGGATTCCTTCGTATTGCTAACACTGTCGGTGCAATGGCTATCCTCAACCGTACAGGTGTTGGTCTCAAGAATATCGTTGCTAATAGATTCAAGGATGCCAAGCCTACAGAAGTATTTGATTACCTAGATAGCGTCAAACTCAATACCAAGAAGGCTGAACTTCTTGTCGGTATTGATAACGCCGATGACCCAGAATTGATTCGTAAGCAGATTGCAGAAATCGATGCAATGCTTGAGGGTAAGACCAAAATCAAAGATATCTTCGGTATGGGCTTGCGTCAGATAAAGATTGGCGATGAGGTATTTACCTACGAAGATGCTCTCGGTGCTACACCAGAGAAGTACAAATACATCAAAGATAGATTTATTGCTAACGCTGCTACCTTGATGGATAACGCTTTCAGCGAATCATCAAGCAAACTACGTAATGCTACAGAACTTACTGGAGACTGGGTAGTCATCAAAGGATCTGATGAGAACTGGGTTCCATCCTATGAACGTGTAGTCAACCGTCAGATTCGTGGCTCTAAATTTGCATCTATTCTTCTGCAAGATGCTCCTCGTGAGCAGGTAATGAACAAGGCTAAGATGTTCTTACTCAAGAACCCTGAAGGCCGTGAGATTCTCAAGAATCTAGCACTTGGTCGCAACGTTGATGAAATCGTTGAGGCTAATATGAAGAATATTGAGGCTTTGTTTCCTAAGTACATCAGCCCAGAACTCAAGCGTATTGCCTCAAAGCGCAATATCACACCAGATGATATCGCTAAGTACATCCCTGTTACTGGTCGTCCAGATGTCAACGGCGCACAGGTAAGCACAGCACTTGGTCGCGGTAGCGTAGGTAGATTATGGGCCAACTTCCTTGATAATTTCTATAAAGGATTTGGTGAATTACCAGAATCAACGCTTGTCCGTAACTCTCTATTCGTAGATTTATACCGTAAGCGTATGGATGCTGTAGTAAAGAACGCTATCGAAACCTATCCTGGAGATAGCATTCCGCCTGAGTATCTACGCAACCTAGAAAATAAGGCTCGCCAGTGGGCTAGAGCTGAGATGCGCCGTACTCTTTATGACACATCAGAGCGCGTTGATGCAGCCTCTACTCTGCGTTATGTCTTCCCATTCTTTGGCGCATTTGCTGACGTTGCTGAGAAGTGGGGTCGTATTATCCTCAATGACCCATCAGTAATCCGCAAACTAGAAACTATTTATGACTCACCAGATCGTAGCGGTATGGTTGAGGAACGTGATGGAATCAAATACATCAACATTCCTGGTGAATGGGCTAAGTGGCTACGATTTGATAGCCGTCCATTCTCAATTCCAAAGCCATCGCTCAACCTTATCTACCAAGGTAATGCGTGGTGGAACCCAGGTGCTGGTTGGTTCGTACAGTATCCGCTATCTTCTTTCATCAAGAAGTATCCTGAGAAGGAAACTAACCGTATTGTCAAGGAAATCCTTCCTTACGGACCGCAAGATACTAGCGTTAGAAACTTCTTGCTACAAAATGCCGCAGCACGTCGTCTGTTTGATGGCTTTGACCCAGAGTCTCCTCTGCGTTCTAACCTCACAGTGCTTGTTATGGCAGAAGAAAGCCATAGATTTGCTACAGGTCAGCGTGATGCTGCCCCAACACCAAAAGAAATTGACAATAAGGTCAAGTGGATTATTGCCCTTGATGTTGTTTCTAGAATATCTCTACCTTTTGCTACACAAACTCGCAGTCCTTATCAGTTCTGGATTGACGAATATCAGCGTATGCGTGAAGAAGACCCACTCAATGCTGCTGAGAAGTTCTATGAGAAGTACGGCGATGAGTATTATTACTTTACAACCAGCCTATCTAAGAACTATACAGGTGTAGCAGCAACTGTTGAAGCTGATAAGCGAGCAAAACAACTATCTGACTTGATTGCAACCAACCCAGAATATGGCTGGTTCCTTGTTGGAGATGCCAATGCTGGCGAGTTCTCACCTACAGTATACCGTAATCAGAGAGAACAGGCTGTTGCTCCTGGTTCAACTACAACATTTAGAGGCGCACAAGACCCATACGAAGCCATTCAAGATACCAATGCGGAACGCGGTTGGATTCTGTACAACAAAGCTATGGATCGTATTGAAGCAGAGCGTATCAATCGCGGCCTCAAGAGCCTAGAGTCCAGAGGCGCTGAAGATTTGAAGCAGATGCGTAGCGATTATATCGCTTGGCTATCTGAGAGAAATCCAGATTGGGCTTCAGTACGTGGCAAGATTGACACTCGCAAGGTTATGAATTTCTTGACTTTTGCTGATAAAGCTGTCAATGACTCTCGCCTATCGTCTCGTAGTGATATGAAGACTATGGCTCAATACTTAGATGGTCGTAAAAGAATTATTGAGATGCTATCTCAGCGTCCAAGTAAGAATATAAACAATGAAGAAAATGCAGACATCAAAGAACTATGGTCAGCATTTACTGCATACTTGATTGATAAAGACGTTACATTCAATAGGGTCTATACCAGAATCCTTGAGAATGATACATTGCTGGAAGGACTCCGATGACATCTCCTGTTGGAAATGCAAAAGATGAAAATGACGCATTCTTCAATGATTGGAACGGCGGCGCTAGTTCCACTGGTGGCTATGCAAATAAGGTTTACTTTGGCGCAACTGCTTCAAAAAAAGTTACTATGAAGCGTTCTGGTCAGACTGTAACAATTCCTGCAGGCGATGAAACAAAGACTATTGCTGATGCAAAGCGCTTATATCTTACAGACGAAGCATTGCGTAATAAGTGGAACACTACCCTTCGCAAGAATGGTATTACCGCAGACCCTATTCAGGCTCGTGCTTTGTGGGATTTATCAGTAGACGGAGCATCCGACTGGTATGCCACATCCAATGGACAGCAAAAGATTACGCCAGAGCAATACCTTGGTTGGTATGCAGGCGGCAAGAAGAAGGCTCCAGCCCTACCTACCCGTCAGGTCTATCAAGTAACTGAAGATGAGATTGCTGCTGACATTGATGAAATTATGCTCAAGAAGGCAGGACGTACAATCCAAGACTCTGATAAGCAAATGGGTTGGTATCAGGATTTGGTCAAAGGTATTAGCAAACTTTACAGTGAAGGTATCGTTACTACTGTCAAGGAAGTAAAGAATCCTAAGACTGGCAAGATGGAGAAGGTTGTTACTCAGACTCCAGGCTTTTCTAAAGAACAGATTGCTCAAGAGATTACCTCAACAATCGAAGCAGAAGATCCTGCATCCGTTGAACGTAAGAAGCGTATTGATAACACTAAGTGGCTTCTCAGCCAAGGAGGTCAGCGATAATGGCTAGACCTCGTGTTTCGGTAATAGACGGTGGCGGTGTTCTTGATGGAGAAGCCGATACATCAAATACTTCCACAAATAAAAACACTGTAGACGTTCGCACCAAGTATGGTATCGGTGAAGCGCTTATCAACCACCCAATCTATGGCGCTGAAATCAAAAAGATTTTCGCCCTTCTTGATGCTGGTAAGTTAGCAGAGGCAGAAGAAGAATACTTCAAATCTGCTTGGGGTAAGTTAGATAGCGATGCCCAAAACCGCATTCTTATGCAACTTGAAAACGATAAGTTGTATAAAGAGAAGCTCAAGAACTGGATGGTCACCATCAAGCGTCAGCTTGCATCTCGTGGCCTCAAGGCAGATGACAAGACTCTTGAGAAGTATTACATCGATGGCATTGATGATGAGACTATCTTTGATGAACTAGCTGGTGGCATCTCTGCAAAGGGTGCAGCAGGTGAAATTGGTAATGCTCTTGACAGCCTACGTTCTGTTGCTCGTGCTAATGGTTTCAATCTAGAAAAAGACTTTGGCTTGCAGCTAGATGGATGGTTGCAACGCATATCTAAGGGAGAATCTCTTGATGACTTTTCTCGCCTTATCCGTCAACAGGCCAAGTTAGGTCTACCTGAAAAGGTAGGTGCCTTACTTGATGAAGGCTTAGACCTTGATAACATCTATGCTCCATACAGAACTCGTATGGCTAATCTGCTTGAACTAACTCCAGATGCAATCAGCCTAGATGATCCGCTACTTCGTAGCGCTTACGGACAAGACAAAGAAATGTCTCTTTATGATTTTCAACGTGCAGTCCGTAAGGACCCACGCTGGCAGTATACCGACAATGCTCGTGAAGAAGTATCTAATGTTGCACTACAAGTACTTCGTGACTTTGGATTCCAGGGGTAATAATGGCTGAAGATGAAGACATCCGCAGAGCACGTCAGGCTCGCTTACTAGCACAAAGTCGTACTACTCAAGGTTCCGCTGCAACCAGTGGCACTCTTGCTGACTCTCTTGCCGCTTTACAATCTGGAGTTGCAGCAAGTAAAGCAACTGTCCAAGCAAAGAACATAGAGATTCCTACTATTGCTTTAGAGCAAGCAGTAAATACTGGCAATTTAGATGCGGTCCGTGCTGCTGCAACTGAACTTGGAAAAGCACAAGGACTCACTGGCACTGAACTTAGGACCTTTTCATATAAAGCCACACAAGATGCCGCAAAAGGCGAGAAGCCAACTCCGCCTCCAGCAGATGCCAACTTCACATATGATTATGTATGGAGACAAGATGTTGGCGGTCCTGGCGGAAAATGGACTCTAGTAAAAACCCCAATCCTAAAAACCTCTAGCAGCGCAGGCGGCGGAGGCGGAGGTGGAGGTGGTGGTGGAGGAGGTTCCTCTGACCTTGCTAAACTCCTAGCATCGCAACAAGCTGCAGCAGCGTTGGCTGCTCAACAAGCAGCAGCGGCAGCGGCAGAAGATAAGCGTCGCCAAGGTCAGTCTGCCTACAACCTATTATTCTCAGAGTTTGAGCGCTACGGTCTTGGTTCTTTAGTGAAACCACTACAAGAATTTATTGTAGAAGGCCTGTCTCCAGCAGAGTTTACTCTGCGCCTACGCGAGACAGATGCTTACAAGAAGCGCTTTGCTGCTAATGCACAACGCATCAATAAAGGACTACGCGCTCTATCTGAGGCTGAGTACATCACACTCGAAGACCAATACCAGAACGTGATGCGTAACTATGGTCTACCTGCATCGTATTATGCACGTGGAGATATGGGCGTTCAACAAGGATTTGAGAAGTTTATCGCTGGCGACGTATCTGCAGCAGAGTTAGAAGATCGTATTCAGACTGCACAGAACCGCGTTATCAACGCTGCTCCAGAGGTAGCAACATCACTACGCGAGTTCTATCCAGAGATTACTGGTGGAGATATTCTTGCCTACGCTCTTGACCCAGATAAAGCCCTTACAGAGATTCGTCGTAAGGTAGGCGCTGCTGAAATTGGCGCTGGTGCAAAGCAGGCTGGACTTGCTACTGGTCTTGCTAGAGCAGAAGAACTTCAGAAGTATGGAGTTACTGCAGAGCAAGCACGTGCTGGTTATCAGAACATTGCTGAACTATTACCAAGTGCTACAAAACTTTCACAGATTTATGCAAAGCAAGGGCTTGGCGCATACGACCAAGCTGTAGCCGAACAAGAAGCGTTCGGTATTTCAGGCGCAGCAGATGCTGCAGCCAAGCGCAAGAGACTGACACAACTAGAGACTGCACAGTTCTCTGGTCAAACAGGAGTAGGCGCACTAGGCCGCGAAAGAGCAGGCCAATTCTAGACCTGCTAACGGAACGACTGGCCCGTTAGAGAGACACCAATACCAGTAGTAGAAGCCATACAGAGAGTCCCCGAATCTGTATGAGGTCTACGAAACCAACTAACAAAGGGAGAAGGACCTATGTCCAACTACGACTACGAAGATGACGACTTTGATACACCATCCAATGATGGTGGCGATCTCGTCAAACAGTTGCGTAAAGCAACAAAGGCAAAAGACAAAGAACTCGCTGAACTAAAGGCGCAGTATGAGTCACTTGCAAAAGCAAACAGAGAACGAGCAATCAAAGATGCCCTCGCTAGTCGCGGGGTGAACAGCAAAATCGCTGCATTTATCCCACAGGATATAGACCCAACTGAAGAGTCTGTATCTAAATGGCTTGAGAACTATGCCGATGTATTTGGTGTAGAAACCCAAGCAACCCAGGCAACACCTAATGTAGATCCGAAACAAGCTGCTGCATATCAGCGAATGACTAATGCTGTAGAACAGGGAGTTACTCCTGAGTTCCAAGCACAGATTCATCAGAAGTTGATGAACGCAAATAGCCGCGAAGAATTGGATGAAATCATTAGAGCGTCTGGACTCTAACCGAACCTATCCGAAAGGCAAGATAAGTGGCAATTCCTACAGGTACGCTTACTTCGTCTTCGACAATCAGCAACCTCGTCCAGACGGCGTACGATCAATACGTCCGTATGGCGCTTCGCTCCATCCCAGTGATGCGTGCGTTGGCTGATGTCAAGCCAGTACAGCAAGCAATGCCAGGTTCGTCAGTTGTATTCTCCATCTACTCAGATCTCGCAACAGCGACTGGTACTTTGACAGAAACTTCTGATGTTTCCTCAATCGCACTTGGTAACCCATCACAGGTTACTGTTACACTCAATGAATACGGCTCAGCCGTAACAACCACCAAGAAGTTGAACCTCACTTCTTTCAACGACGTAGATTCAGCACTCGCTGACATCATCGCTTACAACGCTGCAGATTCAATCGACACCGTTGTAGCATCCGTCTTGACTGGTGGATCAAACGCTCTCTACGGCGGAACCGCAACTGGTACCGCATCTGTTACAGCATCTGGCACAATGACAACTGCTCTTATCCGTAAGGCTGTTGTACAACTTCGTACCAACAAGGCTGTACCACGTATTGGCGAACTCTATGCTGCATACCTACACCCACGTCAGTCTGCGGATCTCCGCGCTGAAGCGGGAACTGGTGGATTCCAGGAACTCACCAAGTACGTCGAGCGCACTCCGTTCGTCGCAGGTGCAGTCGGAGCGCTTGAAGGTGCTTACATCGTTGAGACACCTCGCGTTCCATCCGAGACCAACGCATCTTCTGTCGTTGTTTACAAGGCAGTTGTTGCTGGTCGTGAAGCACTCGCTGAAGCTCTTGCTCAAGATACTTCAGTCGTTATCGGTCCAGAAATCGACGCACTCCGTCGTTTCCGTACCATCGGCTGGTACCTCTTCGGTGGCTGGAACCGCCTCCGTGAAGCAGCGCTTTATCGCATCGAGACTGCTACAACAATCAACTAGTTTGTTGTCTATCGGGCAGGGGCAACCCTGCCTGGTGGTGAATAAATTAGGAAAGGAAGAAATGAGTTACAGACTTACAACACCTTGGCGTTGGGAAACGTGGGGCGCATCATTTGATGTCCACGATAAATACTCTCGTCTTGCTGGTAAGCCTATTACTGGTGGTTCAATTACTGGAACTACTAATCCATTTCTAACAGATATTCCACGTGGTTATACATTTATCGTCAATGGAACGACAGTGACTGTAGAGCAGACACCAAGCCAAGACACGCTAGCTGCTGCTGATTCGTACTACCTTGGTGGCACTGAGTCTATTATTAGCGATGCCGAAGCCCAAATCTTTATTGATGCAGGCTATTCCTCCTACCTTACACAAATCTGATGCCACGATACGATTACATTTGCCAGACCTGTGAAGTGCAAGAAGAGATATCAAAGTCTTACGCAGAGTTTGAAAGAAAAGAAATTTGCTCTATCTGCGATAACGAGATGATCAGAGCAATCAATATGCCTAACTTTGCAGGGTGCTTCCCTACTCGGCAACATTGGGATAAGACCAAAGAAATCAAATGGGACAAAGAAGTCAACTCCTACTACGACGCGGTACGTCAGGGAGTTGAACCTATATCCACCAAGCAAAAAGATATAGATGCCGCAATGAAGTTTTCCAACGAGACTGGTAAAGCCTTCGATGGAAACACAATGACACTCAAGGAGAACTAAATGCCAGCCAACGATCCAGCACAGTACGAGATGGAAGAAGACTTCCTACCTTGGCCTAGCGATACAAACGACAAGCCATTTATGACCTATGACAAATTGATGTCAGGCGCAATGGGTAAGCCAGCACCAAAGCAGGGCAAGTAATGAAGAAGCCTGCGATGAAGAAGCCTGCTACAAAGAAGCCAGGTGTAAAGCCAGCCAAGATGCCTACCAAAAAAATGAATGCACTTGATGCTGCCATTATGAAGCAGAAGCCATTGAAGTCCAAGAATAAGAATCCAGGACGGTATCTAGACAAATGAAAAAGGCTGCTAAGAAAGACAAGGTAGCCGAGATAATGCGCGAGTTCAAGGCTGGAAAGTTACACGCTGGCAAAGACCCAAAGGGTCCTAAGAAGGCAGCAGTCGTCAAGAACCGCAAGCAGGCTATCGCCATTGCTTTATCACAAGCAGGTATGGCTAAGAAGAAGGCAAAGAAGAAGTAATGTCGTCGGGTCAATACCGCCGACGCGAGAAGTTCAACTCTGTCATTATCAGAGACGGGATGGTTGTCAGACTCAACAAGAATGGCACGGTTCGTGCAGTTCTAGGAAAGTATGGAGAGTATGGAAAGAAAGACAAAGCGTGATCCGCGTCTTGCAAGAGCTGGCGTTGCGGGCTTCAACAAACCCAAGCGTACGCCTTCTCACCCAGCTAAGAGCCACGTCGTCGTTGCCAAAGAAGGAAGTCAAGTCAAGACCATCCGATTCGGACAACAAGGCGTAACAGGCGATAGACAACCTACCGCTAGACAAAAATCATTCAAGGCACGTCACGCAAAGAACATTGCTAAAGGCAAAATGAGCGCCGCATATTGGGCAGATAAGGTGAAGTGGTGAAGAAGAAAGCATTCTGGGAAACAGAAAACCCAAAGAAGAAATCTAAGAAACTGACACCAGCGCAGAAGACTGCTGCTAAGAAGCGTGCTAAAGCTGCTGGTCGTCCATATCCAAACTTGGTAGATAACGCAGCAGTAGCAAAAAAGAAGAAGTAAGGAGTAGATAGTGGCACTAGGAGTGTATGGCACAACTCTCAATGATGAGTTGAATCGCCTAGCAAATGGTGGAACCTATCGCTTGATGAGCGAGATGGTTGATATGGCACTAGCAGCCCAACAATGGGCTACGGCTCGTACAGTGACCACTACAGTTACAGACACAGTAGGAGTCCTCAATGAGATTGCTGGCATCACTGACAAAAGTAAGTGGTTGGATTTTACTGGGGTATGTAATTATCTCGCTTCTACTTCTGGATTGGCTGCAGCGCAAGCTCTCAGAGGAATCTCATCTTGAGTGCTAAATACAATCTGGTTTGCGACCAGGCAACTACATTCACTTTCCAGTTCCAAGTACAGAATAACGTCAGTGGTACATCCACTCCTTGGAACCTGACAGGATACACAGGGACAATGACAGTGCGCCCTTTCGTTGGCGCATCTACGACAACAGTTGTGGCTTCTACTGCCAATGGTCGTATGGTCTTTGATGCTATCAATGGACGTGTGACAGTAACTCTGTCATCTACCATTACAGGCGATATCGATGCTGGTCGATATGCCTATGACTTAGTTTTAGATTCAGGAACTACCATAACAAGAATTCTTGAAGGTAAGTTCATCGTGACAGGAGCTGTGACTACGTGAGTACAATTATCGTAATTGAGTCCATTACTCCGCAAGTTGCAGTAGAGTTTTCAGCAGATCAAGGAGCACAAGGTGGCGTAGGAGCCACTGGCCCCACAGGTCCAACAGGACCTACTGGCCCTGCAGGTTCTACAGGACCTACAGGTTCCACTGGTGCCACAGGTGCTACTGGTCCGACAGGAGTAACAGGTGCTACAGGAAGTACTGGACCAACTGGTCCAGAGGGTGCAACAGGCCCGACAGGTACGACGGGTGCGACAGGTCCTACTGGACCCACAGGCGCTACGGGCGATACGGGAGCAACAGGTCCGACAGGACCTATTGGTGCTACAGGCCCAGTCGGAGCGACTGGACCAGTTGGTGCAACGGGTGCCACAGGACCACAAGGCGCGGTAGGAGATACAGGTCCTACAGGCCCTACAGGGCCTATTGGAGCCACTGGACCGCAAGGGATACAAGGAGATGTCGGACCTACAGGTGTTACGGGCGCTACAGGCCCTGCAGGGGCTACAGGCCCACAAGGTATTGAAGGTCCTACGGGACCTACGGGTCCAGCGGGAGCGACAGGACCAACTGGAGCAACAGGACCACAAGGAGTAACAGGTGATATTGGACCTACTGGGGCTACTGGTCCCGCTGGCGCTGTTGGCGCTACTGGCCCCGTCGGGGCTACTGGACCGACTGGACCGCAAGGTCCAGCAGGTGATACAGGACCGACAGGAGCAACTGGACCCCAAGGTGCTACAGGCCCTGTGGGAGCAACAGGAGCCACAGGTCCTGAAGGACCCACTGGAGCCACAGGACCAGTAGGTGTTACAGGTCCTACAGGTGCAACAGGACCTAGCGGATCTAACGCAACGGCGTTGCCAGACATACTAATGCTAGGCGGTATGTGATAATCTCACTATGAGATTTCACGTTGTATCACTACCACATACCCAAACAACTAAAGATTACGCAGGATGTGCGTACACTGAAAAGGTACGCAGATTCTGCAATATGATGAAGGGCTTAGGCCACACAGTCTATCTCTACGCTGGCGAAGAAAACGAAGCTGAGGTAGATGAACTCATCCCTTGTATTACAGAGACACAACGACGCATCGTTGTAGGTAATAGACCATACGTAGAAGCACCGTTTGATTACAAGTTACCTCACTGGCAGAAGTTCAATAAGAAGGCTGCTGCTGAGATACGCAAGCGTGCAGAACAGAAAGACTTTGTATGCGTCATCGGTGGTGGTTCACATCAACCGATAGCACTGGCTCTACCAGGAATGATGGTCGTAGAGTTTGGTGTTGGATACTCTGGAGTATTTTCTAACTACCGAGTATTTGAATCCTACGCTTGGATGCACGCAGTGTACGCACAGCATAAAGATGCAGCTACAGTAGATGGTTCATTCTTTGATGCGGTCATTCCAGGTTATCTAGATCCTGAGATGTTTCCACTAGGCAAAGGCGATGGAGATTACTACCTGTATGTAGGCAGAATGATTGCTCGCAAAGGTGTAGACATTGCAGCACATATCTGCAAGACCATCGGCGCTAAGTTGATTATGGCAGGACCTGGTAATCACATACCAAACTATGGTGAATATATCGGTCCAGTAGGACCTGAGAAGCGTGCAGAGTTGATGGGTGGGGCAATCGCTACATTCGTTCCAACGCTCTACTTAGAACCATTTGGCAATGTGAACATTGAGTCACAAGCCTGTGGAACTCCAGTGATTACTACAGACTGGGGTGCATTTACCGAAACTGTCGTACAAGGTGTGACAGGGTATCGATGCCGCAATGTAGAAGAGTTTATCTTGGCAACACAGAACGTCAAGAATCTAGACCGCAAGGCAATTAGAGATAGAGCAGTATCGCTCTACTCTGTAGATGTCATTGCAAAGCAATACGAACAATACTTCCACAGACTAGAGACTCTGTGGGGAGATGGCTGGTATACGGAAGGAAACAATGCCAACACTGTCCGAGATGATCGACGAGGTGAGAACTAACCTACAAGGTTATTCGCTCCGTCAAGATCGCATCACTTATGTCAATAACACTGCTGGTCTAACGACCACTAGTCTTGAGATTCAAGTCGGCTCATCTGACAACCTTGCTAAAGGTTTGATTGAGATTGACGATGAACTCATCTGGATTGATTCCTTCAACAAGACCAACAACACACTCAATGTAATGGGTGCTCCAACTAACCCGATTGGTCGCGGTTTCCAAGGAACTACAGCCTCACCACACGCTCGCTATGCTCAAGTAACATTGGCTCCAACATTCCCACGAGTGTCAATCAAGAAGGCTATCAATGACACTATCAACTCGTACTATCCGAAGTTGTGGGCAGTGGCTTCAACTACCTTTACTTTCAATGCAGCTCAGACAACCTACGCCCTACCAGATGACCTAGAGGCGATTCTGTATGTATCGTGGCAGACCACTGGTTCATCTGAAGAATGGCTTCCAGTCAATCGCTGGAGAGCAGACCCTATGGCAAACGCTGCTACCTTCAACACCAACAACACCATCAATATCTACGAGAACATTCAACCTGGACGCACAGTGCAGGTGTGGTACACAACAACGCCTAATACCCTTGATGCCAATACTGATGACTATGAAGATGTTACTGGTCTTCCTGGCAGCACTGCTGATGTAACTATCCTTGGCGCTTGCTACAAACTTCTATCATTCCTTGATGCTGGTCGTATCAATCTATCCAGCGCTGAGGCTGATCTCAATGACACCAAGAACCCATACAACTCTGGTGCATCTGCTTCTCGTTATGTCTTTGCTTTGTATCAACAGCGACTACAGGAGGAAGCGTTGAAACTGCAAGACAAATTCCCTATCAGAATCCACTACACCAAATAAGGAAGGCTAATGACCAGACAATACTCGTCGATTAGCGTTGAGACGACGCTTGCCTCAACAATATCGTCTAGCGCCACCACAATGACAGTGGCATCAGGAACTGGCTCTGCCTTGCTTGGTGGAGTCACACTCGCAGCAGGCAACGTAGACCAGTTCACTGTTGCCCTTGACCCTGATACCACTAACGAAGAAATCGTATTTATCACTGCATCATCAAGTGACACTTTTACAATTACTAGAGCACGAGCTGGAACATCTGGAGTGCAACACTCAGCAGGTGCAACAGTCAAGCACGTTCTCACTAGCGATGATCTCAATGCTTTCAAGGCATCTATCTCACCTGTAACAAACGTAGGTTTTGCTGGTTCTACCTCTGGTACTACCACAGTCCAAGCAACAGCAGTAGCAGGAAGCACAACGCTGACATTGCCAGCAGCGACAGATACCTTGGTCGGTAGAGCGACAACAGATACGCTCACTAATAAGACTTTGACCAGTCCAACAATCAATACACCTACCATCAATGATGCTAGACAGAATCTGACTCTCAATGCCCAGACTGGTACAACATATACCTTGGTACTGACCGATAATGGTCGCCTTGTTACCTTGAGCAATGCTGCCGCCATAACACTGACTGTGCCTACCAATGCCTCTGTTGCATTCGCTACTGGTGCAGTAATCAACATCCAGCAAATCGGAGCAGGACAGGTAACTGTGGCTGGAGCAGGTGGTGTGACAGTTACAGGAACTGGAACAAAGTTACGGACACAGTATTCAGCGGCAGCCTTAGTCAAGACTGGCACTGATTCTTGGACACTGATTGGAGACTTGAGCGCCTAATGCCTACATATAAAGTACTAGCGCAGAGCGCACCTACTGCTGCTACTGCTACAACACTTCTCACTGCAGGTAGTGCAACGATTGTATCTACACTCAATGCAGCCAATATCGGTGGTGCTCAGGACACAATCCGCATTGCGGTACGTCCAGCAGGTGCAACCTTGGCTAACCAGCACTACATCGCCTATGGCGTACCACTAGCAGCAGGAGCGGTATTTAGCCTCCAAGGTGGTATCACACTGGCTAACACAGATGTCATCACAGTCTATTCAACGACTGGCACAACTTCATTCTCAGCGTTCGGATCGGATGGTAACTAATGAGCGTAGGAATTATTGGCGGAACGGTTAGCCCATCTACGGCATATACGACTAATGCCCAGACTGGAACTACCTACACCATCGTATTGACAGATGCTAACAACACTATGGTTGAACTCAACAATGCTTCAGCCATTACTCTGACTGTACCGACAAATGCGACTACCGCATTTCCTGTCGGATCACAGGTCAACATCTTACAGACTGGCGCAGGTCAAGTGACTGTGGCAGGTGCTGCAACGGTAACAGTCAATGGAACTCCAGGGTTGAAACTTCGAGCACAGTGGTCTGCTGCGACTATCGTCAAGCGTGACACCAACACTTGGGTTCTGATAGGAGATACCTCAGCGTGACACCTTTATCTCTTGGTATTTTTGCTTCAGCAAATCTTTCTACTGTTGCTGGAGATTTTCAGTCTATTGCTACTG